TAAAAGAGGAAAGACAGATTCCAGCTATCAACCAAACCAGTACATTTGATAGTACATATCAGGGCAACTTCCAAGATGTTATTTGGGAAAACACTAGAAATACATGGGTTGCAGTTGGTGCTGGTGGATCTATCTTTACTGCGGTTGGCCTTACAACAGCAGAGGCTTTCAGTCAATTCTCAGGAACACTACAACAACTTAATGCAGTATGTTATGGTCAGTCTGAATACATTGCAGTTGGTAATGGTGGTGTAATTCTTGCATCTAATGATGGAACAGGATGGGCAGACAAGACAAGTAATACTAACTTTGACTTGAATGATATCATCTATGACGGTAATAAATTTATCGTTGTTGGTGACAGTGGAACTATTGGTATTTCAACTGACAAAAACTTCTGGCAACCTTGGAGTCAACAGTTACCAGCTGGAACACAACACCCTGCAACATTTGATTTTGCTAAGATTAAGTTTATTGATAATATCTACATTGGAATCAGTACAGTTGGTGAGTTATATTATTCATTCGATTTGGCAAACTGGAACGAAAGGCCAATTAGCCATTCAAAAGAGATTCGTGATATTGTAGATACACCATTTGGTGATTTTGCAAGTCGCAGAGTTATTGCTGTTGGATCTGGAACCACTGTATTCTACGCAGATCCAGTAATCAACAGAGCAACTGCAACTGCATCTGTAACTGCTGGAGTAATTACATCTGTAACTGTAACTGATGGTGGATTTGGTTATGAGGTTGGTAGTAATCCACCAGTAATCGTTGAAACTGATAAGACTAAAAAAGAAGATGTATTATCAATTGATGCAGTGGGTGACTTTGGTGATATTGTAGGAATAAATACATGGTTGCCAGGCTCTGGTGCTAGACTTCCACAATTGGCGTTTACATTGAAATCTCAATTCAATGATAACACTAATTTGGGTTATGGTTATTCTTCACTTAACTCTCTTGGAGTTAATTTTACAGGATTATCTAAAGGAGATTACTTTACAATCTATGACAGTTCATTAGTTGTTGGACATGCCCTAACAGGTATTACAACTTCAAGTGGTTCTAATGTTGCTGTCGGTATGGTAACTGCTGGTGATTATCTTGGTGGCGTATTCAGAGTAGAACAAATCACAGCTGGTGATGCGATATCTGGATTAGCAACTGTAACATGTGCTTTCTTACCAGGCCCAACACCTTACGGAAACAACACTATTCAAGTGGGAGTTGCAACTACAGCAACCACTGATACCTTCTGGGGTAAATATAGTTGGGGTAAAATCTATGGATATCAGAACCGTGCTTCTGGTAATCCACAGGAATTTTTCGTCAATTCAAACAATGGTAATACTGGATTATCTACTGCTCCTGTAGTTTCCAGAAAGAAACCAATGACTTAACCACTAAATAAAACAAAAAGACTAGTTTTTTTAAAATGCCTGCCATAATATCCGAACAGTTTAGAATTTTAAATGCCGAGACTTTTGTAAAGAGTTTTGTCGGGGTCGGATCTACTGTTAACAAATACTATGCGTTTATGGGATTACCAAATTCCATAGAACCAAAGGCAGGCGGTACTGCCACATGGCCAACCGACACCCCTGCACCTCTAGATGGATTTGAAGAAGAGTATTCTATCAAAGAATCTATCATTGCCATGAAGAAAGTTACTGACAAGGATGTTCGCAGACTTGTTAGAAAAGTATCATGGGTTGCTGGTACTACCTATGAGATGTACCGACATGACTACAATATTTACAATTTAACACCAATTACTTCACAAGGTAGTTTGTACGAAGCAAATTACTACATAGTAAATGAAGACTTGAAAGTTTACATCTGTCTGCAAAATGGATCAGACCCTGAGAACCCAAAGGGAAGGCCTTCATATGACCAACCCACATTTGTTGACCTTGAGCCAAGGGCAGCTGGCACTAGTGGCGATGGTTACGTTTGGAAATATCTTTATACAATTAAACCATCCGAAATCATTAAATTTGACTCTATTGAATACATACCAGTGCCCGAAAACTGGGGAGTTGAAGGCGAGACTGTTGCAACAAAGGCTAACGCTATAGATGGGAAGATCGAAGTTGTTATTGTTAATGATCGAGGTTCTAACTATCAACCAATCTCTACATCTTTTGCCAATGTTCCAATTTTGGGAGATGGAACAGGAGGAAAGGCAACAATTACGGTTGATTCTTTCGGAAAGGTATCTGAAGTATTTGTTACTGACGGAGGAGAAGGATATACCCACGGATCAATACAGTTCTTCCCAGGCGCTCCTGGCTCTGAGTCTGGCGGTGTTCTTGCTAACCTTACCAATACTGGAATAGGAACTACATCCGTTGCAAACTTTAATGTTATAATTCCACCAAAAGGTGGCCACGGATATGACATCTACAGAGAATTAGGTGCATATAGAGCATTATTATATTCTAGATTTGAAACATTAGAAACTAATCCCGATATCATTGAAGGTAATGACTTTGCTAGGGTTGGACTTATAAAAAATCCTACTGTGTTTGGTAGTAGTACAGAATTACTAGACACTGCCATGGTGAGTGGACTTAAAGCAATCAAACTTGCTGGAGTTACAACAGCGACTACTTATGCAGTTGATTCAGAAATAACACAGACTGTTGGACTTGGATCTACCGCAATTGGATACGTTGCATCTTGGGATAAAGTTACAGGAGTATTGAAGTATTATCAACCAATGGGTCTTGCTTCTAGTGAAACTGGATACAAGATAATTCCATTCACATCTAATCCTGATGCTGGATATGGATTAACAATCACTGGATCATCAGTAGTTGGCTCTATATTATCAATTGATGCCAATTACAACGGTGTTAGTACCTCAATAAATAATAGGACTTATCAATTAGGTATGAGTTTTAGTGCTGGTATATCATCAGCAGAATTTAATACCAAATCGGGTGAAATAATTTATATTGATAATCGGACTGCTATTCCTAGATCTGCAAGTCAGAAGGAAGACATCAAAATAGTACTGGAGTTCTAAAAGAAAATGCCACAGAATACCAACTTAAATTCATCTCCATATTTTGATGATTTTAATGAGTTAAAAAATTATCAAAAGGTACTATTCAAACCAGGCTTACCTGTACAGTCTAGAGAACTTACAACACTACAATCTATTCTACAAAACCAAGTAGAAAAGTTTGGTAAGCACTTTTTTAAAGAAGGTGCTGTTGTAATTCCTGGCCAGATTGCATATGATTCAGAGTATACTTGTGTGCAAATTGATGATAGTCATTTAGGTATTCCTGTCTCTCTTTACTTAGAAAATCTAAAGAACAAAAAGATTAGAGGCGAGACTAGTGGTGTTACAGCAAAGGTAGAAACATATATTACAAATAGAGAATCAGTAAAAGGTGCATACACTCTATACATCAAATATCAAAGCTCTAGTGATACTGATTTTTCAAGAAGAACATTTGCAGACGGAGAAAATCTTTTATTAGAAGAGGATATGAATTATTCTCTGTCTAGTATCAGATCTGGTGCTAGTTTTGCAACAACAATTATTTCAAATGCAACTGCTACTGGTTCTGCAGCAAAGATTGCTTCTGGAGTTTATTTCATCAGAGGTTTCTTTGTAACTGTTTCAGATTCTACAGTTATCTTGGATCAGTATGGCAGCACACCTTCATATAGAATTGGACTTTTAGTTAACGAAGAACTTATAACTGCATCCGCCATAGATAATGATCTATATGATAATGCAAGAGGTTTCTCAAACTTTGCAGCGCCTGGAGCAGATAGATTTAAACTATCCACAACTTTAATCAAGAAGTCTCTCACAGATTTGAATGATGAGAACTTTGTAGAATTGATGAGAGTTGAAAATGGTGTTCTACAAAAGTTTGTTAAATCAGGAACTAAGATTAACGAAGTTATTAATGATGAATTAGCAAGAAGAACATTTGATGAGTCTGGAAACTATTATATCAAACCATTTCCAATAGTTCCTAAAGAACAATTAAATAACAGAATCGGAAATGATGGTGCATATTATTCTTCACAATTAACACAACAAGGAAATGTGCCTTCTGATGATTTCATGTGTTTGTCTATTGGGCCAGGAAAAGCATATGTTAAGGGATATGAAATAGAAACTCTCAACACTACAACAGTTGATGTTCCTAAGCCTCGTACCACTCAAAAAATAGAGAATGAAGCTTTACCATTCAGTGTAGGTAGACAAGTTGAACTTAATCATGTTAGTGGTTCACCTCCAATAGGTGTTGGAACAGATTCTCATGTAAATCTATTCAATAAAAGAACAGTCACAGTAGGTGAAGGCAATGGAACACAAGTCGGTGTTGCCAGAGTTTATGACTTGAAGTTAAAGAATGTAGGTTACGCTGATTCTTCTACTATCTTTGAATCATCTTTATATGATATTCAAACATTCACATACTTACAATTAAACACAGCAACTACTGTACCCCTTCCAGCATATATTGAAGGTCAAAATAGTAATGCTGTAGGATTTGCATATACATCTTCTAACAACTCTAGTCAAATTACTTTATACCAAGTAAATGGACAATTCCAAGTTGGAGAAGAAATTTTTATCAATGGTGTCACTGCCTCTAGAAGTATTACAGAGGTAGAAGATTATGGCATGGAAGATGTAAAACAGTTAGTGGGAAATGATCCTACGAATTACAAATT